TGTCGAACAAAAGCAGATTGTGGATGCACTGACTCTGTATCTCACTGCTTCGTCCGGCGCCCGTGTCACCCAACTCTTGGGTGGCGAGGTCTAACCGGAGCATTGAGAAGTCTCGTTTGAGACAAACTCGGTCAGTGTTGAAGGTCCTTGGACTAAGGAGGACTTCGCTATAGTCATATAGCTGGTCCGCTCAGAAAGGTAAAACCTTCCATGAGTAGTCCTATGGAACTTATGCAGCGGGTACTCCAAGATGGGAGTATCTGGTGTTGCACTTGCACCACTCAAGATATGAATTATATCTTGAGACGTTTTGAACACGAAGGTGATTCGTTTTTAACGATCACCCTACCTACCTTTACTTCAGATTTCGAAAGATCTCTGGATGAAGGTGGTGTAGCTCACGCTTCTTTCCCTAGTTTTCGGAGAAAGAGAGGTCTCCCCCTATTTTTAGGAGGTTTCCTTGAGCAAGTGTTCGACCGTTGTAGTGGTCGGTTACTGAACGATCCGTCTCATACGGCAATCTTCTTTATTCGGCAGATAACTCTGCTGTTTAAGAAGGTTCTTCTTGATTGCTCGAAAGAGCGTGAAAGAAAAGCCTATGAAACCTACGTCCAGTGTGAGTACGAAGTACGTGCGTGGTCAGAAACCGTTCCAAGCGATCTACTCGATCGGTTTGGCCGAATTTCTGATCTTCTTTGGGGTACTGATGGTAGCCATCTTGACTGCAAAGTTTATGATGGTCATCTTGTCCCCAAGCACGGACCAGGTAAAACCGCAGATCGAATCACCGGTAACGGTAAGTTCGACTGTGACACCTGGTACACTCGTCTCGAAGGGTATTTCCCTTCCGGAGACTACCGAATAGCCAATTATGGCTTTCAGTATGTCCTTGACGGTGTTACTTTCGTCGAACCCGAGGCTGAGATGCCTGTAAAGGTTGTCTCAGTCCCTAAAACGTTGAAAACACCACGTATTATCGCCATGGAGCCTACGTGCATGCAATATGCACAACAGTCTCTTATGGAGATAATCGTTGATCGACTCGAGCAGAGTGACTTACTGCAAGGGTCGATCGGCTTTACCAAGCAAGAACCTAATCAGGTTTATGCTCGGATAGGTTCAGAGGATGGAAGTCTTGCGACTATCGATCTTTCTGAGGCTAGTGACCGTGTTTCCAATTCGCTCGTTCTTAGGATGCTACGTCCTTTTCCGCACCTTTCTGGTGCTGTCCAGGCGTGTCGTTCTACTCGAGCGAACGTTCCTGGCTTTGGGAATATATCCCTTGCCAAGTTCGCGTCTATGGGTT